GGTTGTCGTTATGTAGAAAACGGAGAACCTAAGTGGTCTAATTATTGGACTGCTGGTCTATCAGCAACCGAAGCTAAAGCAATGGTTGTCGATGATCCAAATGCCACCTTTGAAATTCAAGCTGATGCTTCAGTTTCAATTGGTGATATTAACGGTGGTCAAAACTTTAATGTTACTTTAGGTGGTGGTTCAACTGTTACTGGTCGGTCAGGTTTCGGTCTTGAAGCAGGTACTCGCACAACTGCAAGTGCAATGCTTCGTCCAATTGCCGTTATTGACGTACCCGGTAATGATATTAATGTCGCTGCAGAACGCGCATTTCCTAAGCTAGAAGTACGTATTGTACGTCACTATGATGCTTATGTATGTGCTGGCGTTTCTGAGCCACCAGCAGGTTAAGAAGGAGTATTTAAAAAATGGCTATTAATCGCGCTAGTATTGCCAAGGAGCTTCTTCCCGGTCTGAATGCTATCTTTGGTATTGAATATGGTGATGTTGACAACGAACATGAATCACTTTATGAAGTCGAGAACTCAGATCGTGCATTTGAAGAAGAAGTTCTTTTCACCGGCTTTGGTACTGCACCTGTAAAGGGTGAAGGTGCTGCAGTCCAGTATGATGACGCACAGGAAGGCTATACTGCTCGCTATACAGCAGAAACAGTCGCTCTTGCATTTGCTGTTACTGAAGAAGCTATGGAAGACAACCTCTATGATACCTTTGCCAAACTTCGTGCACGTGGTCTTGCCCGTGCAATGGCAAACACCAAGCAAGTAAAAGCTGCCGACGTTTTCAACAACGGCTTCAGTGCTTCTTATCTTGGTGGAGATGGTGTTGCACTATTCTCAGCAGCCCATCCTACTGTAGGTGACGGAAATCAGTCCAACACTCTAGGTGCTACCGATCTATCTGAAGCTTCTCTTGAGACTGCTCTTATTACAATCTCAAAAACTCAAGATGATCGTGGCATTCTAATTGGTGCACAAGCTGAGTCGCTACACGTTCCTTCTGATCTTGCCTTTACAGCAGATCAGATTCTAAACAGCCAGATGACAACAGTTATTGGTGTTAATCCAACAACTGCTGCTAATGGTGCCACCAATCAGAACGCTATTAACTCTGTACGTAATCAGGGTCTAGTTCCCGGTGGTTTCTTTGTTAATCGTCGCTTCACGGATACAAATGGTTCCTAATGGTACTAAGATGTTTGTTCGTGCACCTCTATCAACAAAGATGGAACCAGATTTCGACACAGGAAATCTACGTTACAAAGCTCGTGAACGGTACAGCTTCGGTTGGTCCGATTGGCGTGGCTTCTATGGTGCTTCTGGTTCTTAATAGAACCTGATGTATTAAATTAAGGCATTGGGGTGTAGAAGGAATATAAGAAATTCTTTTTATACCCCTCTGCCTTTTTTATTTATTAACTTAGTGTTATAATACTCCTAGTATTTAATACTTAAAAATTAAAAGAGGCTGAAATGACAACAACTCTTCGTGAGGGATACATTGTAGGTAGTGGAGCAGTTCTTGATGTAACAACAAGTGTGACTGTTGCTGATACTCGTATTCGTTCAGTATATGCCACAGGTGTAGGAACTTTTCTAATTACAGGTACATCAACAGACGCTTATAGTAATATTAATGGTAATAATATTAAGTTTACTATGACAACTGCAAATGATGCTTCTGAAATATTTTTTACTGATCTAGGCATTAAAATGAATGGAACAGTAAAAGTTTCTGCTCCCACTGTTGGCTCTACGGTAGCTATCTTCTATGGCTAACTACACTTATCTGGTCAATGAACTAATCGCTGCTACAGAAAATGATAGCACTGAGTTCCTCAACTTTATTCCTAATATGACGAATAGAGCAGAAGAACGCTTGGTTAAAGACCTAGATGACTATGGTTTAGTTTCTTATACCTCTGTAGCTGTATCTTCTGGTAATAATAAAATTACTCTACCTACTGGTACACGTATTGTAAAGAATTTTAATCTAGTAAGCAATGGTACAAAAATTAACCTGCTTATGCGTACAGATGAATATATTAACGATTACTGGCCTGTAAGTGCCTCTACAGGCGAACCTATCTATTATGGGCGTAGAAATAACTCTACGGTACTGATAGCCCCTACAGCAGCTTCTACGTATGCTGGAGAGGTGGTTTATGTGTCACGCCCCACAACTCTTACTTCAGTATCAAATACAAACTATTTTAGTGACTACTGTTATGATCTTCTTTTTAATGCTTGCATGATTGAAGCTTCAATGTTTCAAAAAGATTATCAGACTGCTGCACTATATCAACAGCAGTATTCTCAGCTACTTGAACTACAACGTAATCAAGCACGTAGAACTCGTCGTGATGATATGCAAGCACCAGCAAGTCCTGCAGGTGCCGACGATAATCTTGTTGCTAACTCTAATTAATAATAGGAGACACTAATGAAAGCCGTTCCTGCAGATAAAATGAACTCTTTAGGTAAGCTACCTTCTGACGTTCGTAATAAAATGGGCTATAAAAAAGCCGGTGGATATATGAAGAAAATGAAAAAGGGCGGTAAAACTGGTAAGTATAATTGCTCACATAATCGGCTTTACTAAGGAAAATACTTATGAAAAGTAATAAAAAAGATTCTTCTTATACTGAAAGTCCACCTAATAGGAAAATGGAAATTGAAAAGGGTGTTCCTTCTCAAAAAGACATGGATACTCTAATTAAATTTGAAGAAGATGGAAAAGACATTCCACGACCTAAACGTAAGCCTCCAGTTCCTGCTAAAGCTGTAAAAAAAGCTAAGGGCGGTAAAGTTTCTTCTGGATATAAATGTTCACATAACCGCCTTTATTAAGGAATATAAAAATGGGGTTTTTTAAAAAAGGTGCGATAGCAAGACATATTGATCCTCTTAACATATCTGGAATTGGAGGAGGAAAAAGATTTGATATTCAGAATGCTCTAATGAGTTTTGATATTCTTGATCTTGCTGGTGATTTACAAGGAAAGGAAGCGGCAGCAAAATATAAAAAAGACGTAGCTGGTTATAAAGCAGAGGAACAGGCTAAAAAAGCAGCTAATGTAGGACAGGCACGAGCTTCTAATGTTGGAAAACGTATGAAAAAAGGCGGTAAAGTTTCTTCTGGATATAAATGTTCACATAATAGATTATATTAAGATAAAAGGAATTTAAAATGGGTAAAATAAATCCGGGTAAAAAAACTCTTGGTAGGATGGAACTTATAAAAGATGATCCTAAGAAACCTCGTGGTAGAGAAAATGTAGGTATTGTTAAGCAAGACCCTAAAGATGGAGGAAGGCTAGGAACAAGAAAAGTAAAAGGTGTTAAAGTTGGTGATGTTGTAGGAAGGTCTTCAAGAACTGGAGAAGTTAGGACCAGAAAAAATACTAATCTAAGTAGATTTCCTAAACCTCGTCCTATAATACCAATTCCTGTGGGAATAGCTGCTGCTCTTGCTCCTATTGCTTATGAGCAAACAAGTAAGCAACAAACTGCTGGAAGTGACTCTATGGGTAAAACTATGTCTACTAGGCGTAAAGATACCGTCAGAGATATTCAAGGTACTCCTGCTGAAATTGCAGCAGATAAAAAAAGAGCAGCAGCAGTAAAAGCAAAAAAAGTTCCTAAACCAAAACGTAAACCTAAAGTGCCTACTTCTACAGAAAAATCTTCAAATCCTGAAGTATATGTAGACAGCAGTGTAACTTATGATATGGACAATATGCCTAAAAAAATGAGTGGTGGTAAAGTTAATTATCGTAAAGCTGGTGGTAAAGTTGGTCGTGGTTGTGGTGCTGCTCTTCGTGGCGGTGGAAAGGTGATGAGGTAATGAATTGTGATTGTAAAATTTGTCCTACTCACGTAGTTATTCGTACTTTAAAATGTATTAGTCTCCGATGCACTAAAGCAGTAAAAGCACTAATGGGAAAGTAATCTTAGCATTAAAAGAATAAAAGTTAAAGAACTATTGAGGTTACATTAATGGCTGTACGTAAAAAAACAGGCACTGGAATGAAGGGCATGAGCATCAAGAGTGGTGACAAACGTCCTACTAAATCTGGTGCTGGAATGACAAAAAAGGGAGTTGCTAAGTATCGTAGGAAAAATCCCGGCTCTAAATTAAAAACCGCTGTAACCGAAAAGAAACCTACAGGCAAAAGAGCAACAAGGCGTAAATCATATTGTGCTAGATCAGCAGGACAAATGAAGAAGTTTCCCAAAGCAGCTAAAAATCCTAATAGTCGCTTGAGACAAGCACGTAAACGGTGGAGGTGTTAATTATGGCTAAAGGAATGATACATTTTACTAAAGGAGGTAACTCTTATAAAGGACAAGTTCACAAAATGCCTGATGGCTCCATTCATTCAGGTAAGACACATAATAAAAGTTCTAAAAAAGTTTATCATTTTAAAGAGTTATCCACAACAGCTAAAAACAAAGCGGGTAAAGCAATGTCTATAGCTATGGCTAAAAAGAAATAAGATGGCTATAGGACGTTCAAATATTAGTCAGCAAGTAATGAAACCACCTGCTAAAAAGAAAAAGAAGGCAAAAACTAAAAAGAAAAAAGCTCGTCGTCCTTAAAGGAAATAATAGAATATGGCTACTAAAGGTACAGCTACTAAACGTGATCCAAAGAAGTGGGCAGCGGCAAAAGCTAGAGCAAAGCGTAAGATGGGTGGTAAGCATTCTGCAAGAGCAATGCAGCTTGCTGTTAAGTATTACAAAGATTCTGGTGGATCATATAGCGGTAAGAAAAAACCTACTACTA